CCGTGCCCGTCGGCCACGCCGCCCCGGTCTCAATCGACTCCGACGGCATCGTGGACCGGGCCGTTTCGTAACACCCCGTCCACGCCTCCACCGCATCAGCGGACGGGTCATACGCGGTGGACTGCCACCCAATCGCCCGGTCGGTGCCCGCACCCTGCGGCATGCTCGCCGCCGCGTACTCGGGGAAGATGACCGCCTCCGACGCCCACTGCTCCAGCAGGGCCACCCCGGTGCACTGCACCTGCTGACGGCCGGTCTTGTCCCGGCGGAACGGGGGCCGCAACGTGTACGCGGCCACCGGGGTCCACGTGGCCGGGGCCGTCAGCAGCTCCACATGAACCACACTGTCCCGGGCGGCCAAGGAGTCCAGGTCGTCGGCCAGCGCGGTGAACTGCAACCCGCCACCGCCGCCGACCTCGACGGAGAACGACAGCCCCGACGTGGGCAGCACCCCGGTCGGGGAGCCCGTCCCGTCGGGGCCGTAGACGCGCAGTCGGGCCTTCATGTGCCGGTGACCCACGGGCCGATGATCTGCACCGTCAGCAGCAGCCCGACCCGGGTACGGAACCGCAGGTCCCAGTTCGGGGTTGCCGAGGTGACCACCCCGTCAGTCGACTCCGTCACCGTGGTGGTGCCGGAGGTGAACACGCGGGTGATCCGCTTCTCCGTGCCGTCGGCGTAGGCTTGGATGGCGCGCATCTGACCCACCGCGGTAGGCACGTCCTGCGACTTCATCACCAGTGGCACGTCGATGGTGTACGCGCCCATTTCGCCCGGTTCCCACACCGCCCCGGCCTCGAAGTCCAGTTCGATCAAGTCGCCGCGGTAGGGCGGGGCAATCAGGATGCCGTCCCACGAAGTGATGTGGGCGGTGGTGCTCAGGTCGGTGCCGGCGATCTTCAACGTCTCCCCGGACATGTCAGACCGCCCTTGCCACTCGCAGGCCCAAGGCGGCGGATTCTGTGGTCGAGGTGTCCTTGAGGTTGTTCACAACCACCGTGACGTTTCGCGTAGGGATGCCGCGGGTTTCAAGCGGGTTCAGCCCGCCTGTTGGCTTCGGCAGGGGTGGGCGCGGCTTCTCCCCCGCCAGCCCACCCAGCACGCCGGGCAGGCTGAAGTCGCCCAACTTCTCGAACGCGAACCCCTGCAAGTCGCGGAACCACTTCGGCAGCTTGTCGTAGGCGCGCTTCAGTGCGCCGAACGCATCCGCCAGCGCACCGATAGCGTCGGCCACGGTTTGGATGGCGTCCCCAAACCCGCGGATCGCGTTCTGCCCATCCGTGGAACCCAACCATAGGTAGACGTTCTGGATGGCCGGGACAAGAGTGTCTGCCACGTAGTCGCGGATATTGTTGGCGGCGGTTTCCACGTTGTCCGCGATGCTGTCGAAGAACGCTGTCCCGGCAGGGGTGTCCACCCATTCAGTGAAGTCCTCGATCCACCCGGTCAGGACGGGCAGCAACTTCTCGCCGACCTTGATGCCGATGGTCTCGGCCGCGCCGCCCAACCTCTCCAGCGCGCCCTTGAACCCCTTCGTGCGGGCGTCGGCCATCTCCTGCGCGCGGCCGGTCTCGTCCACGGCCTTGGCGAGCGCCTCGAAGTCCTTGACCCCGGTCTGGATGAGCAGCGACGCGGCGCGACCACCCTCCACTGCGAAGATGTCCTTGAGCACATCCGCGCGCTCCGTCGACGACAGTCGCCCCAACTTGTCGTCAAGGATCTGGATAACGTCGGTCATCGGCTTCATCTCGCCCGCGGCGTCCACCAAGTTGATGCCGTACGCCTCCATGGCGGTAGCGGCCTTCTTGGTCGGGGAGGCGATGGCGAGCAGCATCCTGTTGAGGGCGGTGCCCGCCGTGCTCGCGTCAAGCCCCTTGTTGTTCAGCGCGGCCAACGCCGTCACCGTGGTCTTCAGGGGCATCTTCAGCCCCTTGGCGCTGGAGCCCACGAACTTCAGCCCTTGCGACAGGTCGTCCACGCTGGCAGTCGAGGCGGTGGCCCCGGCGGCGAGGATGTCCACGATCTTGCCCGCGCGCTTGGCCTTGATCCCGAACTGAGCCATCGTCTGCGACAGGATCACCGCGGCCCGGTCCAGTTCAATGCCCTCCGTGGCCGCCAACGCCATGGCAGCGGCCACCGACCCGCCCATGATCTCGGCGGTGGTCTGCCCGGCCTTGGCCAGTTCGATCATCGCGTTGGAGGCGTCCTGCGCCCCGAACACGGTGGACGCGCCCAACTTCTTCGCCAGCTCGGACAGCTTCTGCATGTCCTCCCCGGTGGCACCGAGGGAGGACTGGAGGACGTTCTGCGACTCCTCGAAGTTCGCAGCCAGCGACACCGACTTGGCCAGCAGCCCGGCGATAGCGGTCGCGCCGACAGCGGCCCCCGCGGCGACCCCGGCGATACCCAGCTTCGCGGACTTGCCGAGCAGTTTCATCTGCCCGTCGGCGGTCTTCGACTTGTCGCCCACGTCCTTGATGGAGCGGGTCAGCTTGTCGATGTCCCGGGTGGCCTTGCGGGTGTCGGCACTGAACTGGAGGACGACTCCACCGATGCTCACAGGCTGCTCACTTTCAGTTTCCCGGCCCGGCCGGCCTGCAACTCGAACCCGGCGCGGCGCAGGACGATGGAGTACTCGCGGAGGTAGGCGGACTGCGCCTTGCGCATCGCCCGGCCGCGACTCATGGACCGGCCCAGGGCGCCGCCCGACTCGTCGCGGGGGATCTGGTAATAGTCGCCTCCACCCTTCCGGCGACCGCCCTTGGTGCCGTACACCACGCCGTGAGCCATGGCCCCGCGGCGCAGCTTGGCCGGCGCACCACCAGCAGGGCGGCGGAAGGTGGAGCTCTTGAACTTCGGGGCCACCTTGCCCACCGACAGCACAGGCACCCGGTCGGACACCACGCGCACCGTCTCCGACATGGGCCACGCCTGCGGGGCGTTCGACTGACGCACCGCGGAGACCACCTCGGGGCGCAGTTCGGTGGCGATCTTCTTCGACACCGCCCGCAGTTCGCGGTTCACCTCCTTGAACTTCGGCCCACGCAGCACCTTGACGAGTTGGGTGACGCCGGTCACTCGAACGCCTGTTGCCACCAGTCCACCTCCTCGTCCTCGTCGTCAGCCCCGGTGATCACGTGGATCACCGTGGCGAAGTCCTGCGGGTCCATGGCCCACACGGCGGACGGCAGGACGTGCAGAGCCACCGCGACCTGCGCGACCAACCGGCCTACGTGGTCGCGGGGGTAGGGTCCACCTCCACGGCCTCCACAGCGTCCATGTCCACCACGCTGGCCAGCCACTCGTCGAACGGTGGAGGCAGAGCCGACCCGCGGGTGGCCGCCGCCCAGCACATGACCTGCATGCACAGCAGCTGCTCGGCGCTGCCCTTCGCGGTGTCCGGGGACAGCCCGGCCATGCCGTTCTGCCGCGCCCAGATCGCCAGACGACTGAAGGCGTACTGGTCGACCTCCAGCACGTCCGGCGACCGGCCGTCCCGGTACGTGACCTCGATGCGGGTGATGATCACGTCGAGTAGGTGGTGGTCCACAGGGATGAGCCGGTCAGGCCTGCCTCGCCCGTGACCAGCCCATCAGCGGGCAGGGACTCGCTGTAGGAGGTGACCAGGTAGTTGGTCAGCGCCCTTGTGGCCGTCCCTTGCGCCAGCGCGATGGTGACCGTGGTCGTCGTCCCGGCGAACGCGGTCTCCATCGCCTTGCCCAGCGACGAGGAGGACGGGTCGAACAGGAACGACACGGTGCCCGAGTATGCCGGCGTGCCGGCGTAGGCCACGTCCTCGCCCCAGGTTGCCACCGTCTCAGACGACTTCTCAGCCGACAGTTCGAGGTTGGTCACCCACGCCGTGTAGGCGGTGGTCCCGATGGTGAAGGTGCACTGCTTGCCCTTCACTGCTGTGATCGCCATGCTATTCCGCCTTCCATGCGGTCAGGGTTGGGATATCGACGTACATCGACGCCGAGTCTTCAGAGGTGGCCGGGGGGCTGATGGACTGCACGCCCACCTTCGCGGCCACCAGTGCGGCCACAGCCGCGTCCACCAGGGCATCCAGTCGCTCCATCGACTGCGGGCCACTGGCGCTGCTCACCATGATCCGAACGTCGATGCCGACCTCGGAGGTGCCCCACCCGGTGCCCGGGTCCAGGTACGGGCTGCCAGGGACCAGCAGCACGCACGGGGCGGCCGGGGAGCTCGGCGGGTAGGTGTGCACCGACACCCCCAGCGACGACAGCGCGGTGGCTATGGCGGCCCGGACACCGGCCAGCGGGGCGGTCACGCGAACCCGCCGCCGCCCGTGGCCGTCGCGGGCCCGGCCACCCCGGCCACAATGGACCGGATCACACCGTCGGTCACGTACGGTGCCGGGGCCACCCATTCGCCCGTCGGGTCCACCCCGACCGTGCCGCGCCCGGAGTCGTCGTAGAACTTCAACGCCACCCGGATCTGGGCCTCGGTGGCCATGGCGTAGTTGCCGCGGAACTCGTAGGGCTCCAGCCGTTCGGCCGCGAGGTCGAGGAACCACTGCAGAATGTTGTCGCTCGAAGTGGTCGACGTGAGGTCCAGCCGGCGGCGGACCTCGGTCAACGGGTCGAGGGCGCTCATCCGGCCTCCATCACACTGTCGAAGTGGGGCTGCACGTAGTCGGCTTCCTGCAACCAGATCGGCTTCAGGTGGGTGGTCTTCGTCCCGGTGTCCACGAACATGGGCAGCCCGGCCTGCGCGGCCCGGTAGCAGAACGACAGGTCCTCGCCGACGACCTGATTCGTGGTCGGGTTGGTCAGCCGGTTGTACCAGGCCGGGTTGCCACCCTCGGCCGCCTGCACCTTCTCGAACACGCTGCGGTGGATCACGATGCACGCGGACCCTGTGCCCGCCACCGGGATCACCGCGTCCTTCGGGTAGTCCCAGATCGGCTGGAACCCGTTCTGCCCGTTCTCCAGCTGCAGCCAGCGGAACGCGGTCGGCACCGCCATACAGCGGTACCCGCCGAACCCGTCCGTGTGGGTCTCCCGGTTGGAGAAGCACAGCGCGCCCACAATGGGGGCGGTGTCCGGGTCTGCGGCGGCCAGAAGCCGGTCCAGCGCGTCCGGGGCGAAGCCCATGTCCGTGTCGATCCAGAACAGCCATTCCGCCGGGGATGACAGGAACGCCTCAACCGTCTGGTTGCGGGCGGCCACCAGACCGTCGGTGCCGCACTTCATCGCCGTGTACGGGCCCACCCGCGGGGAGGCCATCACCAGGGACAGGATCGACTGGAACCAGGAGTGCGCCACCCACTCGGAGTGCACCCACGCCACCATCACGTCGCCCTGCGGTGGGGCAACCTTCGCCGCCACTGTTGCGCGGGGGCGCTTCGCCTTCGTGCGGTCAGCCTTGGACACGACGCGCCCGCGACTTCTCGCCCGGTGCCTTGGTCGCCTGCTCCACGGGCCGCTCGGCGGGCCGCAGCGCGGTGGTCCGGGCATTGCCCGGGTCGGTGCTGAACAGGCTGGGGTTGGCCTTGACGATGGGGTCGTCGGCGTCCCACGCCTCACCCTTGCGAATGACGACGGGCTGACGCCCCCCGTTGCCGACCATGGAGTCTGTCAATGCGACAACGATGCTCATGCTGATCTCCTCTCGGTCCCCTCTGTTGGCGGATAGGAGTTGCCCGGGCAGGGCGACGACCCGCACCACAGAGGAGGCGGGTGCGGGTCGTCTAGCCGGTTGCTTAGGCCGGCTGCCCTAGGGTGCTCAGGTGTTCTGCAGCAGCCTGAACGCGGTGTCGTCCACGCTTCCGCCGCCCACGCGAGCGTGAGCGAACAGGCCACGCTGGCCCGTGGGCCGGTTGTCGGTCACGTCGAACAGGTGGGGGATGTACTCCACCGTCATGCCGGCGCGGTCGACGATCACGTAGTTGCGGAAGTTGCCGACGATCAGGATATTTGCCGCACCGGTGGTCCCGGTGAACGACGGCATCCCCGAGGCGATGGCCAGCGGTGCGCCACGCAGGGTCGTGGGGACCCCGGCGAGGTCGACCGTGCGGCCGCCGTAGGCATCACCCCATGCGGCGATGTACGAGGCCACGTCCGAGGACATGAGCCACGTGGCGTTGGCCTTGGCCCGGTCGGGCAGGGCGGTCCACACCGCGTCGATGTCAGCCGCGGTGAACGTGCCGTCAGTGGTGACCGAAACCTCGACGTTGGTGTTGGCGTCGAGGGCGGTCAGGATGCCCTTGGGTGCGGTGGCCCCGGTGATGAACGCCGTGGCCTGCAGGTACTCGTAGCCCTCGGAGAGCAGCATCCCGAACTCCGCGGCGAAGGACGGGTAGTCCTCGCCGATCTGGATCGAGTAGGGGATGAAGCCGCGGGCCTGCGCCGGCGTGATCGTCGGGTTGGCCAGGGTCGGCGCGTCGTCGCTCACGGCTGCAGCCTCAGCGTCGAAGCTCCAGCTGACGCCGGCGCTCGACACGCCCTGCCACACATCGGAGGTGATGGTGACCTGACGGCTGATCTGCCGCATCGGGTTCAGGTAGCCCTGTCCCGTCAAGATGATCGAGCTGTCCAGCGTGACGGGCACGCCGTAGCCGCCCGCGTTGTCGGTGAGGGACGCGGCGCGCGCCTCAAGGACGGCCCGCGACTCCTCCGGGGTGAACACAGGCTGAGCCTGCGTAACACCCTTCATGAACGCGGAGCGGTAGGCGTCGGTCTCGGTGGCGAGCAGGGCGCGGGCGATCTTGTCGCCGTCGCTCTGCACGGAGCGGGTGTTGATGAGCCGCGCAACGCGGTCCATCTGCTCCGGGGCCAGCCGGGAGATGCCCTCGGACTTCTCCAGCCGCTTCATGGCCCGGTCGCGGGCCTCGCCTACGGTCAGACTGCGGATCGGCTTGTCGTCGTCGACGGTGACCGTGGTCCCGATCTGCAGCGACTTGAACTTGGCGCGCTGCTCGGCGACCTTGGCCGCGCGGGCCTCGGCCTCCTCGGCGGCGGCGATGTCGGCCACCACCTGGTCGCGCTCGGTGAAGGTGGTGTCCCAGCGGGTCTGCTGGTCCTCGTTGAGGGCGGCGTCGCCGGCCTCGGTGTTGATGGTGCGGAGCTCGGCGTCGATCTCAGTGAGCCGGGCCCGAAGGATGTCCATGTTCATGGACGTGCCCCTTTCTGGGCTTGGAGGATCGCCTCGCGCCTCTGCGCGGGCGTGAGCCCCCCCGGGTGGCCTGCGGCCGGCGCGGGTGGTTCCTGCTCTGCGGCGCCATCCCCGGCCCGGGTGGTGTCATCCGGCGCGGGCGTGGGGTGGGGTGCAGTCTGTGGGCGAGCGCGGGTCACCTCGTCGAACCGTTGCGGGTCGAGGTTCCGCAGGCGCTCGTAGTAGGCGTCGGTGGCCGACCGGAGCCCCGATGTTGCATCGGGGTTGGCGGGCCAAGCGACCGGCCCGAACTCCATGAGTCGGACCTCCTTGATGGTGCGCTCGGGGATGCCCTGCGGGTTGTGCTCGGAGCGCTCGGGGGCGTCGTTCCACTCGTCACGGGTGACGACCATCCGCATGGATGACCCGTAAGCTCCGGCGCGCAGCCCGGGGATCAGGTCGCGGTTGTAGGAGGTGTCGAACAGGTCGACCACGCCCACGGCGGCGTCCTTGTCCTCGCGGAGGTCGGCGATGGTGCCTAGGGACTTGTTGCCGATCTGCGGGTCGTAGCCGTGGTCGAACATGACCCGGACCCGGTCGCGGGACTCCTTGATGGTCTTGGCGAACGCGCCCCGCTCCACCGATTCGAGGAACCGGCCCTCGAAGTAGGAGTCGATCTCGTACCAGTTGCCGAACGCGGAGAAGCGGACCTCCATGGTGGCCCCGGCGTCGGCGGTGTCGTCGCTGGCGCGGATCTCGGGTGCGGCGGTGGGTGCGGCGCGCACCACCTCGAAGCCTTGCAGCGTGTCCATCAGTTGCCTCCTGCCCCAGCAGGTGTGCCGGGCTGCTCGTTGGGGGTGTCGCCCCACGGGACTGGGGCCATGTCCTCGTCGTCTCGGACCTCGTTGACGGTGCGGAACTGGTTGTGCAGGGCGATGGCGTGCGCCTCGTAGCGGCGCAGCGTGTCGGAGGCCAGCAGCGCGTCCCGGTCGAACCGCACGTACTGCGGGGACGGCAGCAGGGACGACAGGATCCGTTCGGTGCGCCGCAGCCACTTGTTCAACGTGAACGCGAGCAGGTCCGAGCGCCGGTCCACCACGTTGGCGTAGGTCATGCTCCCGCCGGTCTCGTAGCCCAGGGTTTCAGCGACGGCCGGGCCGAACATGCGCGCGCACTGGGCCTCGGAGTAGCGCATGGTCTCCAGGAACTGGGACTCGTCGGCGGTGGCCTGCAGCGACTTCCACTCCCAGCCCTTGCCCATGACCACCGGTTCGCGGGATCCGGAGAACTGCGCGGTCCATCGGGCCTTGGCCTCAACCGCCTGGTCCCGGGTGATCGCCGCCTCCGTGTTGGTCAGCATCCCCGACGGGTGCGCGCCCTGCTTGAACCACTGCGACCCGAACCGGGCTGCCGCGAGGCTGGTCCCGGTCTGCAGCGCGTGCTTCTCGATCACCGACGCGCCGAGGACCCGCCCCGGGACGGGGTTGACCCTGCGATGCATGAACAGGTCCGGGCGGGTCACCGGGGTGCCGTTGACCGACCATTCCACTGTCGCGCCGGTCATGGTCGCGGTCACGTCGTCGGGGTGGTGCAGGTCGATCCGGGTCGCCCGGCCGCGGGAGTCCCACTCGATCTCCTGACCGTAGGCGTTGCCCCGGTACAGCCATGACAGGTTCAGGCAGTAGATCCAGTCCTCAAGGCCCTGCCCGGTGTTGCCCGGGTCCTGCAGGTTGCCCGGGGTGGACAATTGCGTGCGGTCCTTGCCTTCACCCCGGTACACGTGCGCGGGCAGCTCGGAGGCCAGCGAGCAGATCAGGTCGATGGACGTGGACACTGCGATGGACTGGAACGCGGTGATCCCGTTGGCGTTGATGTCTGCGTAGGTGCCCGTGCCGTACCCGATCATGGCGTACAACTGCTCCTGGGTCAGCGCAGGGTAGGACGCGCGGGCCTCGGGCTGCGGGGTGGTGCGGGTCGGTCCACTGAACAGGCCCATCAGGCGAGCCTCCGATCGAGCATCAGCAGGAACAACCCCGCCGCCACGAGGGCGGCCGGCCAGTAGACGGCGGCGATACCGGCGACAACCAGCAGGGCGCCGAGGATGCCGGGCAGGTACTTCATGCGGCTCCTTCCAGCGCTCGACGGATGCCGTCGAGCAGGCTGACCCGCGGCTCGTGGTAGCGACGCATGCGGGTGGGGTCACCAACCCGGAACCGGACCCCGGTGGGCTTGTCGGTGAGGTGGCGGATGGTCGGGGTGTAGCCGGCCTCGCGGGTGATCAGGTCGGCGAGCTGGTTGAACGACGTGCCGATGCCGGTTGACAGGTTGACCGGGTCGGTGGTCCCCGATCCGACGATGGCCATGCACGCGGCGTAGATGTCGTCGATGTGGATGAAGTCGCGCACCTGCTGCCCGTCGCCCCAGATGGTGAAGGGGTCTTCCCGGGCCACAGCACGGGCCACGAACGACGGGAACGGGTAGTCGGTGTCCTGATCCGTGCCGTACCCGGAGAACGGCCTGACGACGCTCACAGTGGCCCCGGCGGCCCGTGCGGCGGCCACCATGACCTCCCCGGTGACCTTCGACCAGCCGTAGGTGTTGTCGGGGTGGCCCACGGTGCCACCCGGGTGCAGGTCAGACTCGGCTAGGGGGCGCCCGCGGCCGATCTGCAGCCCGACCGGGTAGGCGGCGCTGGAGGAGAAGTACAGGACCGTGGTGCCGGTGCGAACCGCCCACGACAGCGCGGCATGGTCGATGCCCATGTTGCCCGCGATGCCCAACGGGTCACCGTCGATGCTGACCCGACCGCCGACCACTGCGGCGGCGTGGACCAGCAGGTCGTACCGCTCGGTTGACCCAGGGAAGTAGTCGCGGGCGTCGGTGCCGGTCTTGATGTCGAACCCGTCCACGACCCAGCCGTCGGCGAGCAGTCGGCGGGTGAAGTTGCGGCCGATGAACCCGGCGTCACCGGAGACCAGCGCCCTCACTTGTGCCGCCACCACGCGTCGGCAGTGCGGTCGTTGGCGTGGAACACCGAGTGAACCTGCGGCCCGGTCACGACCCGGTCGGCGAACATCTCGGCGGCGATCTGCTGGAACGCGCCGATCTCCCACGCGGACTCCCCGGCGCGGGCCGCCAGCGCCCCGGTCGCTTCGAGCATCACATCCCGGTGCCCGCCGAGCACACCCATGTTCAGGATGGGCATATCCGGGTGGTCGGCCAGCCACGCCTGCGTGGCCGGGTTGGCACCCTTTGCCAGCCACGGCCCGCCATGCCACCCGCCGATGGTCTCCTCCTCGGACCCCACGTACAGCCGGTCGGGGCTCATCCGTCCGAACGGGTCGTGCAGCATCTCCACGTCGGTGCCGTCCACGCACCACACCCACTGCACCTCCGGGTGCCGCTCCAACCAGTTGCGGTAGTGCACCCAGCGCACCCAGTACGGGTTCCCGCCCGGGGGCACCGGGGTGAACGTGGTCAACCCACCGTCACGGTCGGTCAACTTGTCGTGGAGGACCACCAGGTGCCGGTCATGTCGGGTGACCGACTCCCGCAGGGTGGTCAGCAGCCCGGAGTCGGCCTTCCACCGCCGCCCACGCTGCGGGTCACGCTCGGCAGTCAGCAGGCACGTCAGGACAACCGATTCAGGCACGGGCCAAGGCCGCCGCGTAGTGGTCGATGGTGGCCGCCATGCCGTACGGGAACGGCTTGTCGGACAGTGGGCTCTCGGCGACGACCACCGCGCCCTCGGGTTCCCCGGGGCGCATCGGCAGGTGGACGATCTGCGAGCTGCTGCCGGTCATCTTGATGACGGCCTCGGCCACGCTGCGAACGTCCATGCCCAGCCCGGTGCCGGCTTCGAGGACCACCCCGGTGGGTCCGTCGAGGGCGTCGACCAGGATTCGGGCCACCTCGTCGACGTGCACGAGGTCGATGACGTTGGACCCGTCGCCGTGGATCTCCACGTCCATCCCGGTGAGCGCCCGGTTGATGAAACTGGGCATGATCTTGCGGACATGCCCAGTGCCGTGCGGCGGGAACGACTTCTGTCCCGGGCCGTAGGCGTGGAAGGCGCGAACGATGGCCACGTTCCCGCGGGCGAGCAGCAGATCCTCCGCGGCGCCCTTGGTGATGGCGTACGGGTTGGGCTGGCCCTTGTGCCCGGTGCCGATCCACACCATCGGGATGCGCCGGCGTTCGCACTGGTCGGCCACGGTCAGCGCCCCGAGGATGTTCACGTCGGCGACCTCGTGCTCATGGCCGAACGTCTCCGACGTGCCGAGCGCGCCGGCGAGGTGGATCACACCGGTGATGCCGGTCAGGTTGTTGCTGATCTGGTGGGCGTCGCGGCAGTCCAGTGGCCGGTCGAACGTGACATGCCCGATGTCGCGGCTGTCGAGCTCGCGGGCGACAGCCCGACCGATGAACCCGGACCCGCCGGTGACTAGGACCCTCATGCCATGGCCTCCCGCACTCGCGCAAGGTCGGCGGGCGCCCGGTCCGCCAGCCACACATGGAAGGCGTCCCGGTCGTGGTGGTACATGTGCGACGAGTTGACCTCTCGGTACAGGCCGTCCATCTCCACCTTGTTCGCCATGTAGTGCACGTGCTCGATCACCACATCGGGCAGGTAGGTCAGGGTGCCCAGCGACTTGCCGTAGTGCCGCCAGCCGTTGTCGAGGAACAGGTGGTCCAGTCCCGGTGGGTTGAAGTACCCCAGTTCGCGGATCAGGTGCGATCCCATGAACACGGCGGTGGGCATGTTCTCGCCTTGGAACAGGTCGTTGCCGTAGACCACCGACCACGGGGTGGACGCCTCGACGATGCGGGCATCCCAGCCTGCGGTTCGGGGCACGTGGTCGTCGCCCATGAACCCGATCACGTCGTACCGGTCGGCGACCTTCATCGCCTGCTCATTGAGCAGTGGGCCGATGCGCTGCCGTGGTCCGACGACCAGCGGCACGTCGAGAGCCTCGTACCCGGCCAGTTCGGGGTCGTCGTCGTCGACGAGGACCAGCAGGTCGGCGGTGGCCCGGGTGTCGGACCACGCCTGCAGCAGTCGGGCGACGTTGTGCGGGCGGGTGCGTGACGGCACCAGGACGATCATGGACATGGTTGCGCGCCTCCCTGCGCTGTCCCGCTCACCAGAGATTGCCGAGCGGGTCGTACTCCTCCGTCGTGGCCCACAGGTGCCGGGCCACGCTCACCGCGTATAGCGGGCTGATGTCCGTGTCCGAGCCCACCCGGGTCCACCGCCAGCCGTCCCCGGCGAACTTGCGCCGCGCCCCGGCCACCGCGTCGTTCAGCCGCGGATCGTCCCGGTGCGCCACCGTGCCGTCGGTGACGCCGCGGGCGAACGTGGCACACGCGGTGGTGGTGTCCGCTGCGGTCAGAGCCTTGACGGTCACCCCGTCGAGCGGATCAAGGTCGGGGATCAGGGCCTCCGCGGGGCTGCCCTTGACCACCCCGACGGTCATCGGGCCGTGCTTGGCGGCCAGTTCGGCCACCCGGGCCGGCACCCACGCGGAGCCCCGGCGGTGGTCGACCAACTCCACGCACTCCCCGGCCGGAGTGGAACCGCAGACCCCGATGGCGGCGGAGGCCATGTTCGGGGACACATCGACACCCCACATGAGCGGGGCGGCCGGGGAAGCGGTCGGGTCGGCGCGATCCGGCCAGGAAGCCAAGGCGTCGTCGGCACCATCGGTGGGCGGGTCCTCCCACCAGCCCAACGTCTCCCTGGCGAACTCGATGGGCGGCAGGGTGCGCCGGTCAGCGCGCAACGACTCAATGTGGATGCGCCCGCCCAGCGCCGGATTGGACCGCCACCAGCGGGCCTCATCGTCCATGGCGCACCCAGACCCAACGGCGTGAGTGCACCCATCGGGACATGACCACTCGTCGGCGTCAGCCCACTCCAGGTAGGCCAGCGACGTGTCGCCCCCGGCGCGGCCCCGGTCACGCACCGAACGCCACACGTCCGAGGCCAGCATCCCCGCGGAACCGGCGTAGACCAGTTGCGGGTCCGGCACCGCGCGCAAGGTGGGCACCAGCGCGCCCATGTGGTCGGCCTTGAGATACATGGCCTCGTCGAGCACGATGCGGTTCCCGGTCAGGCCGCGACCGCCGCCCTTGGTGCGGGCCTTGAACCGCAACCGGCGCCCGTCACGCATCTCGATGGCCTCCGCACCGGACGTGCGGTGGATGTGCCCCACCTCCCGCTCGAGGTCCGGGGTGGACTCGATCAGCTGGCACATGTCGCGGAACGCCTCCAGCGCGGTCCCGAACTCGTGCGCGGACCACACCGTCAGCCGGTCCTCGGTGATGAACAGCCACCCCAGCGCGCACATCTTCAGCAGGCCGGTCTTCATGTTCTGCCGAGGGCACACGATGGCCACATCGCGGGCAGTCACCTTCTGCCCGGTGAACCCGAAGATCACATCGAGGGCGTCCCGCTGCTCCAGGTCGGGGGTGAACCCAGCCAGCGTGGCGAGGTCGGCCACCTCTGGGCCGAGGGTGTCGACGCTTGGCGGTGCCCACGACCAGGCCGGGGCGCAGGTGCTAGGCGCCGCGCTTGGCACGGCGGCGGGCCTTCAACTCATCCAGCGACGAGGCGGGCTCCGCACCCTTGAGCGCAGCAGCCATCGTCTCGCCGAGGGCGCGAACCGCGGACGCCAGCGCCGACCCCGTATCCAGATTGGTGTCGATGCGCGCAGCCAGTGCCAGCGCAGAACGGCCCAAGGACGTGTCCTGGCGGCCAGCGGACTCCAGTTCGGCGCGGGTTGCGTCAGTGACCGAGTCGCCGTCTGCTGCGACCGTGGCCGCCATGGGGATCACTCGGGCACCGCGCACGCGGCCTTCGCGGCTGGCCCGGGTGCGGCACTTCGATGAGCAGAACCGGGCGCGGGGGTTGGTCGCGGTGAAGGTGGCCCCGCAGTCGCAGCGGACCTCACGGGGTTCTGTCACTGTGCCACCTCCTCAGCGGACTGTTACCAGCGCCGTCACGGGCGTAGGTGCCAGAAGTGCGCGGGCCAGAACGGCTCTCTGATCCAAAAAACCGCGCGTTGCTCACCAGTCGCGCGACGGATTGTGTTGCATTGCGCGCACTTTTCCGCGCATCTTGTTGGCTGCGATGGCTCCTTGCCGACTGTTGCAGCGTCGGTGGGCGACGGCCCAAGTGCTGGTGTCGCACACCAGGGCGACGGCATGCTCCCAGTCGCGGGCCTCACGTTGGATGAGCCGCACCGGGTGCTGGTGCTCGATGGTGGGCCCCCATGGGCTGGTGCGCGGCAGGGTCAGGTTGACCGGGCGGCCGCACAGGGCGCAGTTGGCGTGCTGCAGGGCGGCGAGGTAGCGGCGGGCGGCGAGGATGTAGCGGGAGTGTCGGCGGGGGTCTTTGGTGATCACCCGTGCACCTCCCTCGCTACAGCGGAGAGCCCCACCGACGGGGGGCAGTGGGGCTCTCGACGCTGTGGGCCGGGCATGCCGGTCCGGGTCTTTTGTCTCACACCTAGGGTGCGGTGTCAACTACCGTCCGTGTCGGCGTGTCGGACCACATCTCCTCGGCGTGCTTGCGGGCGTCATGGCTTAGCACTACTTCCCCGTGCCATGCCATCGACTGCGCCCGGGCGCACGCGAACGCCGCTGCGTCATCGGTGCCGTAGTAGACCCAGCCGGTGGGCTTTCCGCTGCCCCAGATGGAACGCCAGGTGCGCGACTCGGTGACCTGCCCGTCGATGTGCTCCATGAGGCCACTGCGCCAGTGGCGGGCGTCGTAGACGACGGTTGCTTCCCCGCTGCGTCGCACCCGGGGCACGTTGTAGGCCACCTCAGTGCCCAGGTCGATGGCCTCGTGCACCCACATGTCCTCGACGGCAGCGCAGTCGGATCGCCCGTTGGCTTCCAGCACGGCCACGGCCCGCTCTGCGAGTTCCTGCGTGGCGTACACGGCGACGATGCCGTAGTCGCTGTAACTGCCCTGCGTGACGATGTAGACCTTCTTCATCCCGCCACCTCCGTCCGTCCCCCGAGCACCACGCGCCCGTACCGTCCGCGGCGCAGTTCGCCCCGGTTGACCATGCGGTACACGGTAGCGCGGGAGCACCCGTAGTGGGCCATGGCGTCCTCGACGCTGATCTCCACCCGGGCGCCGCTGACGCTGGCGACGAGGAGCAGTCGGGTGCTGGTCCAGTGCGATCCGCAGCGGGGGCAGTTGACGTTGACCTCGCTGGCTTTCTCGCCGTCCACGCTGCGGTACTGGCGGGTCATGGGGATGCGGTGCCCGCAGTCGTCCGACGGGCAGCTGACCACGTAGTCCGGTGGCGGGTCGATGCTGAGGTCCAGGTCGGACGGTATGCGGTGCAGTGCGGCGAGGCATTCCCGGTGCAGGCGCAGCACCTCGTCGGCGAACTCCTCCGGTGGGGGCTCGACCACTTGGGCGGCGATGGGCCACCGGGCGCGCAGGAACCGCACTGTGCCGCTGAGATTGCGGGAGGTGGCTGTGGATGCCGGTTCGGCGGTTCCGTGGCTGTACGGCCCGATCAGGCGGCTTGCTGAGGCTTCCCCGTATGGTGCCAACCCCCACGTCTCACGCCACCAGCGTTCCCACTGTTCGAGGACGCCCAGCACACCTTCCCCGTGGGACAGGTCCAGTGCGCCGAGGTCCACGGGGATGGGTGGGTCGCGGTGCAGGCCGATGGGTCCGCCGTCGCTGGTGGTGCCGGGCTCCAGGCAGGTGGCGGCCATGACGTGCAGGTCGAGGATGCCGGCCAGTGCGGCGTCCACCCGGGCCACGCAGTCGGGGCACACGGACCAGTTGTGGCGGGGGTGCTTGCAGACGGGGCAGGCTGGCTGGGGTTCGGGCGTGGGCTCGGTCATGCCTTGGGCCTCGGTGTTCATTTGGTGGCCCGCAAGCGACGGAGCGCGTACAGCAGGTCAGTGGATCCGCCTACCGTCGCAATCCGCTCGTCTCGAACTTCGCTGACGATGGCGATGCAGCGCGCGCGCTCCGCGCTGACGGCCTCCGCTGTCACGTCAGGGTGCGAGCAGACCTGACATATCCACAGGGACCGCTCGTCGGCGCGCACCCGGGCGATCAGGTCGCATTGGCAGTCCCCGACTCCGGGTATCCATCCGCCATTGCCGAACTCGTCGCACAGCGGGTCATGGTCAGTACGGGGCGTGGGCATCGGTGCTCCTCTGGTCGGCGGGGGCGGGTGTCGGGGCGAGCGGGGCGTGGCAGCGGTGGGCGGAATCGGCAGCGAATCGGGGTCCTGCCGTGCGCGCGTTACGTTGGTCCGACATGTGTCTAGAGGGTGACCACCTCGTTAGTTCGTCCGTACGTCCGTACGTGTTCAACTCTGAGTTCGGCCCCGGGTTCAACTCTGGGTTCCTCTCTGGAGGGGCCTGACGTTGCCCTGCCAGCATGTGCATCCGGGTAGGTGACCGCGTCGGACACACCCGGACTTGAGCCCCGCCTGACGCGCCTTCTCCCGTTTCGCGGCGCTCATGGCCGACGACTCCTGGCGGCGTTCCCAGTTGCGGACCCACCAGCCGGACCCGTCAGGATCGGCGTCCCACAGCTCGGATGCCTCTAGCAGTCGGGCATCTGCGGGCGTGCCGTGCAACATGAGCAGCGCGGCCCGGGGGATGAACCCGTCCGTGCCCTGCGCTCCGCACCATCCGAGGGCGAACATGTAGACGGCCATCGCACCCTTGCCGCCCTTCTCGCCGACCACTCTGATCGTCTTGTCGTGGCTGGCGATGGTGCTGTCTAGCCGGACCCATGGCAGGCCCATATCAGTCGTCCTCTCGCGTGTGGGTGAGCGTGTGCCGAACGAGGGCCGCGCCGGCCTCCCCGCGACCGTTCTCAGCCACCACGGACAGCCACCCGCACTCGCATTCGAACCGATGCGAGTAGGTGTCCACGATGACCCGACGGGAGCGGGGAGCAGGCATCAGGGGGCGGCGTCTTCGGCGATCTCGTACATGACCCCGTCCTCATCGACCAGGACCCCGGGCACGTCGCTGGTGACCTGCTCCTCGGACATCGGCGGCACGTGGAACATGGGACCTGCGACGGGCGCCCCGTGAACCTCCCGGGCCACCTCGGCGACCGCGCGCAACTGCTCCCGGCGGTACTCGGCGCTGGTGGGCACCCACTTCTGCAACTGGCGCACCGCCGTCTTGAGGACCATGGCCCCGAAGTCCTTCACCCACGGCGACGACGGGTCCGAGGATCCGGCCGAGGATGCCCGCGCCCGGTCGATCTCCACCGGGCCGATGACGACCACCTTGGACGTGCCACCGCCGACCATCTCCGCGTAGGCGTAGGCCCCGAGCACCTCGCCCCGCTCGGCGAACCAGTTGACCTTGTGGATGGGGCGGTCCATGTCCGGGTCGTACTCGAACCGGTCGAACTCGCGCACCAGTTCGGCCTTGACGCTGGTGGCCGCGCCGGCCCGGTAGATCAGTTCGATGTGCCCCTCGTAGCCGACGATCCCGACCACGGTCTGCTTGCCCTTGACCCGGCGTGGGGTGAGCGCGTACTCCTTCGTCCCCGGCTCCAGCCCCAGCCGGGCGGCCTCCATGAGCGAGGTCATCAGCGACGCCGGGTCCGACTCGGCGGCGGCCATGAGTTGGGGGTTGCGTCGCAGTGCGCCCACGGCCACGCGGACGAACGTCTGCGGGTTGATGTGCGACGGGAGCACCTGGGCGAACTCGTCGGAGTAGTGGACGATCATCTGGTCGGGTCGTGCGAGGTCGGTGCCGGTCATGCTGTTCCTTCTTCCCGTTGTGGTGCGGCCACGAGCAGGGATCCGCTCGCGGTGATGGACGCGGCCTTGTGCCACGTGTCTGGGTCGCGCAGGAGGGTCGCTGTGCCCATGTACGCGCGGATCTGGGTCTTGAGCCCAGTCATGGTGTGTTCGCGTTCCTTGGCCCGTTCTCGCAGCGCGTGGTAGTCCTTCACGGCCCCCATCACCGCGTCGGTGGCCTCAATCTCGGTGCCCGGCTCCGGTTGCCACACCCGGCTCAACTTCGGGTAGTCGCGGATCTCGTCGAGCGGGGGTGGGGTGCCGGTGATGATGTAGTCGTCCCACCATGCGTGGGCGAAGTCGATGGCCTCCCGCTCCCACGCGAGATCCCGGGCGATGCGCCGGGTTTCGAGCCGCCCGGCCACGTCGGCGAAGATGACCGCCTCGTCCAGCCCGGTCACGGCCAACTGCACCAGCACCTGACTTGAGTACAGGTCGGGCACCGCCCCATCGGCCCATTCCTGCCAGTCGTAGGAGGTCTTCAGCTCCAGCAGCCGGGTTGTGTCAGGGGCATGTGCTATCCGGTCCAGACTGGCCAGGATCAGCGGGTGATCCGGGTGGGCGAGCAGGGCGGGTGGGGTCTCGATGATGTCCCCGGTGCGGCGCGCCCACTCGGCGGCCAGCGGCCCCTCCAGGGCGTGGCCCTTCTCGTACCGGTAGGCGAACTCCTCACCCTCCGGGCGCAGCTTCGACAGCCACACGTCCAGCGGGGTGCGCCACGGGGACAAGCCGAACAGGGCGGGGATGTCGGTGGCGGTCAGCCCCTTGCGCCGGCGGGCCAACCAGTTCGCGCGCAGCCACGGGGTCGTGGGTGGGCGCTTGAGGACAACGGTGGCGGTCATGCGGCGGTGCTCCTGTTCAGGGCTTGTCGGCGGCGGAGGATGTCGTGCAGGTCGGGGGAGCGGACGAGGTTCGCGCAGGCCATCACCGGCAGCCCGGTGAGGTGGGCGAGCTCGCCGGCCTGCCGTGGCCCCCACCCGTTGCGGCGGGCGATGAGCAGGCACAGGTACTCGGCGCAGGTCTGGACCTCGGTGGCGGTGGTCATGGCCGGCGCTCCGGTCGCGGTCGGTAGTCGTCGCAGGCGCACGCCAGGCAGCGGGGGGTGTGCCACGCGGGGACGTGGCCGCAGACGCAGGGGGTCATGACGCCACCTCGTCCTCGTCGTCGTCCCACGCCATCGGCGACTCCCAGCCCTTCGCTCGGGCGCGGGTGGCCGCCGACGTTGATGGGCCGAACGTGCCCCCGTGTCGCTGCCAGAGCGCGTCGACGGCCTCAGCGGTGGCTGCGGTGCACTGCGACTGCTTGCCGGTGGCGATCAGGGACAGGACCCCGGTGGTGGTGCCCACCTGGCCGGCCTGCCACGTCAGCGACCAGCCGAGCCACGCCATGGAGCGGACCCGCAGCCGGGTCGGGGTTGCATCCACCACGGTAGGCCCGGGTGGGGCGGACAGCGGCACGGCGAGGATCGCAGCAGCGATGTCCTGGCTGATCCAGCGGCGCTCCCACCGGGCGATGCGTGCGAGCTCGGAGCGGGACACCCCGGACCTCTCGGCAACGGTCCGCAGCCCGATGCCCGCCTCGCGCAGCTCGAACAGGTGCAGCCGGACGTGCCCGTAGTCCCACACCCGGTCGGCCTCCACGGTGCCGTTGACCTGCCGGTAGTGCAGCCGCCGGCCGTAGTCCGAGCGGGCCTTGCAGCAAGGGGCGCAGCGGCAGCCGTCCACGGTGTACCGGTTGCGGGTGCCGTGTTCCCTAGCCACGTCGGGACGCCTTCCACGCGGCGATCTGGCGCAGGTCCGCGGACGCGCTGATCCAGTCGGCCCGGTTGCCGGTTCGCAGGGCGTGGCGGGCGTGGTTGCGCCGCAGGTACACCCGCCAGCACCAGTCGTCGAACGCCCGGCACCCGTGGTTCATGTCGAGCAGGAACCTGCTCCCGGTGAACCCACCACACTGGGGGCACACCCACCCGCCGGGCACCTTGCACGTGGCGTAGAACGCGGCGTCAGCCTCGGCCCGTTGCCGGGCGTAGGTCTCGCCCGGTGTCTCGAACAGCGTCCCCTGGT